AAGTACAAGAAAATAAAACCAATCTGGCTAAAATCGGCACTGTGGGCTCTGTTGGTATTCTTGTTGTTCCTATCGTTGTGTCAATAATAATGAGGTTAATATAATGGAATGGTTAAGTTGGTCGAATGCTGCGTATTTGTCAGTAATTATCTTGGGTGCTATGGTAACTATGGTTGCTACAAAGTACCGGATCATATTAAAAGAAATGAAAGAAGCTGCTAAGAAGTATCATGAAGCTGCTAAGGATGGTAAGATCACCCCTGCAGAACAGCAAGCCATCGCTAAAGAGTGTATGGATGTATTGTTAGCAGCTGTGAAACTTGTCTGGAAATTCTAATGGAGAGTCCAATGGCTAAAAATGGAAAAATGGCAACAGCTAAGCCAGAAAAGAAAGCTGAAAAGACTCCAAAGCTCAACAAGACTCTTTTAGAAATAAAAGAAGCTCTTGGTTATATGCTTGAGGAAATTGATGATGTTCAGATTAGATTAAAGAAAGTTGAAGGTAGAATGGGATTGTAATGGCTGATGTTATAAATCTAGGTGATGTATCTACTAAAGACACAGGAGCTGGAAGTAAACTTAAAACAGGTAACTTAAAAAGGAGTTATAATATGCCAAGAGAATGTGTAGAAAAATTAGTGAAAAAAGGGTGGAGTAGAGCGAAGGCTCATAAATATTGTTATTCTGGTCAAAAAGATGAAGTTGGCACTGATAGAGCTAAGTCAGCTAATGTTAGAATGCAAAAGAATCTTAATAAACAAGCTAGTTACTAATGGGGAAAAATAATATAGATTTATTTGGGCACGATAAGGGACTAGGAGATACTGTTAGTCGGGTCATTAAGAAAGTAACTAAAGGTAAAATAGAGGAGTGTGGAGGATGCCAGAAGAGGAAAGACTACTTGAATCGAGTGATTCCTTACAGGAATCCAGAGAGCAAGCGTTACGAACATTAAATGGTGGCGTAGTAGAGGGAGCTGAGAGAGGCTTACGCATTGATTTATTCGAGCATGATGATCCAGATGAAGAACTTCCATGTTTATGTGATTTACCGGAGCATGCTCAAGATTTAATTATAGAAGATATCGAATACGAAGAAGGCAATGCCTAAACGTATTTGGAAAATCGACAAATTCCACGGTGGATTAAACTCTAATGCTGATCCCCGTGATATAGAAGATAACGAACTATCTGATGCTTCTGATATAATGGTTGATCAGGTAGGGAAAATCAGAGCTCTGGGCGGGATGGCTGCGCATTATAATTATGGTAAAAGCGCTAGTACTCCAGCTGCTGCTGGTACTGTAAGAGGAGGGTATGGTTTATTCCATTTTAGCCATGATAGATTAGGAGGCCATCTTCCTATTGAGCATTTAGCTGATGGGGATACGATGTCATCCTCAACTTGGGACTATACTAATGATTGGGCCTCTGGAAGTGGACAAGCTGAATATGAACATTCTAGCGGAACTGGTACGTTAATTCAAACTGCTGTTAAACGAAGTGTGGAAGGACTGCCTGCTACAAAGTATTCACTTACTTATACAGTAGAGAATTTTTCTAATTCGAATATTACAAGTTTTAGAATAAAGGGCACAGGCAGTGAGTTTTCAGATGATAATGTTGCTTTAGAAGAATCAGATGGAACGCACACTACTACATTCACTTCTCATGCCACAGACCCAGATCAACCTTTAACAATACAATGTACATCGAATGGGACGTCATCATTTGATCTTACTGATGTTTCACTTTATATCACTGATGAAACTGGAGATGATTATTTAGCTTTTGCAGACACTGATGGAAGCGCTAATTTAGATATTTATAGTAAAGTAGATAATACATGGGGTGGTAGTGTAGTAGATTTAGGCAGTACTACAGGCATGCTGCCATCTTTTTATTATGTAGATGGAGCATTAAGAGTGAGTGATGGGGCTTTTGGGGTTGCTAATGAGAATATGTGGTATGGAGTTATTAACAGGATTCTTTTTCCAGGTACAGCATCACAAGTAATAAATAATGGATGGTTTTCCCTAGCTCAAGCTTTGACTAAACCGGGTTCTGGTTGTAGTATTTTAACTAATGGAAACAATCCTGCTCCTGATCCTGGAGATATTGATATTGCTTTTTTTAATGATAATGGATCTGGTGGAACATGGGATTTAGTCAGTTATGATGGTATAAGATGCTATGTAAGTTTTGTATACGATGGAGATGTAGGGGATCGGACTGGCCAGGAGACATTGTTACGAGAAATGTCTACATCTCATGATGCTGTAGCGAAGGATCAGATGATGAAATTGAGAATCGTAGCAGACCCTCCGTATAATGCTAGAATTACTGGCGGAAGGATATATTGGTCAGAGATAATTGATAAAGATACTGGAGATGTGGAAACATATGAAATTGATGGTACAAGATATTTATTAGCTGAGTTTGATTTCAATAGGGGATCAAGACCAGCTGGAGATAATCAATGGATAAAATGGGATGAAGCTGCGGCAGGTGATGTTGAGACTCCAGATGGAACATTTCATCAAATCTTACATCCTCCAATGGACGAGACATATGAGAGTATAAACGGATTTTCTCATAATTATGATTCTATAAGTTTTGATGCTGATGGCTATGGATTTAAAACTGCTGTTGTTGCTAATAGAGTGGTATATGCCGGGAATGTAAGAATGAAAAATAAAGACGGTATAGTTGAAACAAGGGCTGATGCCATGTTTAAGTCTCTTGTTGGCAAATTTGATACATTTGTACCAGATAGGCCCATTGAAGCGAGTATAAGAGATGGTGATGAAATAGTTAAGCTTGAAGAGTATGCAGATAGGGTACTTCAGTTTAAGAAAAAGAAAATGCATTTAATAAATGTTTCACAAGAGATAGAGTTTCTAGAAGATACATTTATGCATAAAGGGGTTAATCATCCAGCAGCTACTTGTAAAACTGATTATGGTATCGCATGGGTTAATAGACATGGAGTCTTCCTATACGATGGAAAAAGGGTAAATAATTTACTAGAAAAGGATGGACGGCAAGTCATAAGTGATGTATCATGGGATGATTGGATAACAGCAGCAGGTGGTTCCCCAATGATAGGATATGTACCTAAAAAGAGACAACTTATTGTTATAGCAGATCAATATGCAACTGGAGGAGATAATGATATTTATCTACATGATTTAGTTACTAGAAGTTGGGTACATGGTACAAACAGAGTGCCAGCAACAGATGTTGCTAAAACAAACCCTATTACAGATTGGAATGGTGATTTTGTTGTTGGGCATACAACTGGAACTCTAGTAAAATGGGAAGACGCTCTAGTAGATGCAACAGTTTCTTTAGACGCTGCAGTATATATTAAAACAAAAGACATAGATTTTGGACAGCCAGCGCAAAGAAAGAAAGTATATAGAGTGCGTATTTCTTATAAAGGAGATGCTGATGGATTGTATGTAAGATATTTAGTAAATGGGGAAACTGATACATATCGCAGCTTTGAAGGAACTACTTTGTCAGGTGGGATTGCAACTCCTGATGGAAGTGAAGATACTACCCCGTTGGAAGATGCAACTGATTTATCACATTGGACTCATGCAGAATTGAAACCATCTACATCATCTGAAGCAAATAATATATATAGTTTTAGACTAGCTATGTGGGGGTCTATTGATGATGATTTTGAAGTTAATGATATTTCAATTGTTTATAGACTGAAGCCAGCAAACTAATATGGAAAGAGAAAACAGAGTATCCCTTCATAAGAAGCAAGAGAGAATCCATGTTGGAGAGGGTATTCCATCTGTGCATGAACTTGTAGATGGAGTTCCTGTTTTCAGAAGAGTATCTGGTAGAATAATAGAATATATAAGAATTGGACAATCTTTATTTGAAAGCGTCTTTGGAAAAGTTACCGTATCTAAAGCCCCAGTAGATGTTGTAGACTTTGCTGATGATGGTTATATTAAATTTGATAATGGTTTAATTATGCAATGGGGGCAAGAAACTGTTAGCGCCACATCAGAGGTGGTTACATTTCCAATAGAATTTCCTACTGCGTGTTTGAATATAGTGGGAACTGTATATAAAAGTTTATCATCGGGAGGGCTAACTAACGCTTTAGCAATACATACGCTGCCATCTACAACAGGAGTTACATTTAGCACAGCTTCTTCTCCATGGGATACTTTATTTTGGCAAGCTATAGGGCATTAAGAAAATATTTTATGATGGATAAAGTGACAGCATTGTTAGTAAATTATAACGAAAAACTGTAATTAATATTTATGCCTAGAGATTCAGTATATACAGCAGCTACAGCGGCTTCCAAGGCTGCCATAGGATATGAGCAAGAAAAGTGGGATATAGCAGAATCGCTATCTGAAGTAGAGTTTGCAGGTCAAAAAGCTGCTTATCAACGTGAAAAATGGGGAAGGCTAGAATCTACAGTAGCTGATGCACTAGAAGTTGTAAGTACATTAGGCGGTATGATGGAAGATCAAGAAATCTTTGAAGATGTATATCTTCCAGAAGCCCAAGAAACACTTGCTAGAGAAGCTTATGAAGGTAAACTCCCTTGGGAAAAATTTAAAGGTAAAAAAGATTTGTATAGTGCTTATTTAAGTGAGTTCGCTCCACAGAAAGTAGATAGGCCATGGTGGGATGTATTAGGAGAAACTGAGTATAAGTTTGGAGAAAAAGGAGGCACATATTCAAAAGGTATAATATCTGCTACAGGCAGGCATAGAAAAGGTGCGGCAGATGTATCGGCATTATTGGGAGAAGATGTACCATATACTACAGCTGCAGATATATTAGAAACAGATGAACCAACTATGATAGAAGAAGTTGACAAAAATATAAACAAACAAGTAGAGGGAAAAGATACTGATTTTGAGAAACTGAAGAAAGAGGCTAGACAGAAACAGTTAGATAGGGAAAGAAAAGCGATGAAAGAATTGGAAAAGAAACAAGCGAAAGCAGCTGCGGAGAAATTAGCTGCGGAGAAAGCAGCTGCGGAGAAAGCAGCTAAAGAAGCAGCAGATTTTGATCCATCGGGAAGCAAGAATTATTTGGCTGAAGATGCAGAAGAAGCCGCTGAGGGAGGTCAAGGAGCGTTATTACCTGTCGTAGAAACTGATAAACCAGATAAAATGGCAGAGATGATGAAAATATATAAAGAACAAGATTTGAATCCTTCAGTAACGGGAGGAACTGAAGTAGATTGGTTTGACCCAGCAAGAGCTGGAGAGTTTGGATGGGTAGGTGGAAGATGGATATAAAATGGCTAATCTAGCAGCAAATCATTTATCAGAAGCAGCCTATGGCAGGTATGGAGATACTGAAATAGCTGTATCTCAATATGTTGACCCGGGAAAGAAATGGCATGTTAGTAGAAAAGAATGGAATCTAATGGCTTCTGGTGAAAGAGGTGAAAGGCTTGTAGATGCAATAGGTTCTGGAACTATTAATCCAGATACTGGCTATGAAGAGAAGTTTTTAGGTATTTCAACAGCAGCGTGGGTAGCAGGGGCTACGATAGGTAGTTTTCTTCTATCGGCTGCTTCTTCTGCTAGCGAGGGGCATACAGCGGAAAGAGAAGCTTCTTCTAAGGTTGCTGGATATGATGAGGCTTTAACAAATATAGAAGAAGCTCAGAAAAAACTTGGGCCAGCTCGTGCTGCCAAAATAAAATTAGCTAAGGCTGAATATGAACAAGAAGCTAGGAGTTTTTCTGCTGAAACTGGTATGAAATATGATGATGTGCAACGTGGGACTGAACAAGCTATACAGAAAGCTAATATGCCTACACATGGTACTATTGGAGCAAAAAGATCAAGTGCATGGAAAAGGATTGGAGGAGCAGCTGAGAGAGGAAAAGATAAATTATATGGCCAACTTGGTAAAGCTATGGGTGGAGTAGAAGAATGGTATGAAGGTGAAAAAAGCAGGTTGGAGTTAGAGCAGAATAGAATAACGAGAGAGAGAGAACTAGAATCAGATAAAGCTGATGATTGGTATTTAGGCAAGTATGCAATTAAAGCTGGCGAATGGGTACAAGGCGGTGGAATAGGAAGAACGGCCAGAGGCATAGGTGATTATTCCCTGGATGTAGCGGAAAATCAATTGTTAGATGGATAGAGTTCTATAATGGCTAATCCTTACGGTTCAGATGCATTGCGATCCCTAAATAGGATACTTCAGTATAGGGAACAAAAAGAAGGTCGCAAAGTCCAAGAAGCGTTACAGTTCATGGAGCTTGCTCAGACAAAGAGTTATAGAGAGGCTCAGTTAGGTTTAGAGAGTGAGAAACTTAGGATGGCTGAAGAAGCCCAGGACTTTAGAGAAATACAGACACAGTTAGAAGTGGCTAGTAAGTCAAATCAACAGTTTATGGGTAATATTGCTGAGGGGTGGATAGCCTCCGCTGGTTTAACGAATCTATTTAATTTAGTACCTACTGGTGAAACAGATGTAGATAAGATTGATTCAAATATTAAAACTTTAACTGATAAACTTACCTCAACAAAGCCGTGGTTTGGAATTGGGAAAGAAGGCCCAGGATTCTCAGAAACAGCAGCTACTGAAATAGTATCTGCTTTATGGAATTTTAAAAATACAAAAGACCCTAAATCTGTAATACATCTTGCTAGAGCTACTGGTGATTCTTGGAATACAATGTTATCCGTAGCAGCTGATCCAAGTTTAAAGAAGTCTCTTGACCCCGTAAGATTAGCAGAAAATGAAAAATTACTCACATCTTTTAGAAATATTGGGGCTAGGCCTGAGTTTGCAGAGATATCTAATAAAGCTATTGTTTCATTAGCTAACCAACAAAAGATTCTAAAAGAGCAAGGTGAAATGGCTCAAGGTGACTATATTTTCCAGAGCACTCTAGACTTTGGAGATATGGATGAGAGAGAAAAGTTGGGTGAATCATTGAATAAAGTAGATTTGTTTGCTAGAACACAGACAGCTGCTGATAAATATGAAGAAGAGAACCCTGAAGAGTTTAGATTAGGACCTAAGACTAAAACTGCTTTAGGAGCTGCTGCTGTAATTGGAGCAGGTGGAGGGGCAGAAGCTTTATCTAGACAATTCCAACAAGGTCATGATAGTTATCTCAAACAATTAAAGTTAGATGGCAGGAAACCAGGAGAAGGTGGATTGAGAGCTGACAAATTTACTAAAAAATATAATGTTGCTAGAAAAGGAGATGCCTTTACAGCTAGAGGTAGACCTACTGCCCAATTTATGAGAAGAGCTAAGGATGCAGGTAGGGAAGCGCAAGCTCATATAAGAGGATACAGAAGAGCACAAACTGGATTAGCTGGAGCAAAGGAATGGGCTCAGAGATATACTGGTATAGGCGGAAAAGCTGCTACTAGTACAACAGTTGGGTTAGCTCTTCCATTTGTAGGTAGAAGTCTTGGAGAGGCGATTGGAGACCAAGAAGGCGGTATGGTTGGTGAAGCTGTTGGTCTTACTGGATTTGCAGGTCAGCAAATTTACAACCAGTTTAGTTCAAAAGGGAAAAGGTCTTTTATTAGTTATATAACTAAAAAAATCCCAGCTATCGCAGGTAAGGCTGCTGCCATATCTATGGTTGATACGCCCGCAATAGGCCCAGCAGATGTAGCAGCTCTTGGTTTTACGGCATGGGAGATAGTTGATTTATATCAAGAATGGATCGCAGGCGTAGAGTAATAAATGCCAGACAATGCTACAATCTTATTACAAGAGGAACTTGCGAGGCGTGGAAGGAACGTAAATTTAGACGAACTTGATGCATGGTTAAGTAAGTCCATACCTCCAGCCCCCGCAGTGGCTCCCCAAACTGCAGTAGTTCCATCCCAAACAAGAGCTCAAGAATTTTTTAGAGGTGGAGAACTTCCAGATTGGTATGAACCATCCGTTGAAGAAGATAGTGATGTAAGTCTACTCAATGCTATTGGTGTGGGATTGTGGAGTTTTGCTGATACAGCAGCATTTGGTATCCCTGGACTGGCTGTAGACGAAGAAGAGTTCTTAGACTTTGAAGACCCACTAGGCAAATGGACAGGAGCTATAGGAGGATTCGGAGGATTTGTCGCTGGAGCACCAATGAAAATTGGTGGCAGGGCTGTTAAATGGGCAGCTGGGAAGGCTATACCTAGATTTTCTGAGAAAGCATCAGTAAATACAGTTGTTAAAGCTATGACTGAAACCGGTGTTGCTGGTGGTTTGAGTCGTAAATCTATTAGACATGGGACTAAGGGGTATCAAAGCCTTGTTAAGAGAGCTCAAATTAACCCAGCTTTACAAGGTGCTAAATTTGAAGAGGCTGTTTTAAAATATAGTGATGATCTAGCTGCTAAAAGCGAATTAAATGGGATATTAAATGCTGATGAAGCTGTCGCTTTCAGAAATATGTTTAAAGAGGCTCGTAATAGACCTCTTTCCGATTTCAAAGGATTAGCCGTAGACAGGTATGGCAATACAAGAAAAGCAAGGTGGCTTGGACATGCTATAGATGATGTACTTATGTTTAGTTTTATTGATACTGTATTTGAGGGTGTTAGTACAGTAGAAGATCATGAGTTTGATTTCACTGCTCCAATGTGGGGAGCAATAAATGGACTTGCTTTCTCAGGTCTTGGTTTCTTAAAACCAAAAGGTAAGGCATCAAGTTGGTGGCGTGATTTTAAAGTAGGAGCAAAGGCTTCATTTGGAGGTAAGAGTGCGTATAAAAAGATGGATAAGGCTGGGTTAGCCGGTGTTTCCAGATTTATGGCAGAAGCTCGTGTTAGGAATGGTGAAAGTGAATATATCAAGCATACTTATAAAGGAATACGAGGCGAATTAAACTTAACTGCTCTTGGTAAATACCATCCTGGTGAGAAAGCTACTCAAGCTACTGTAAAAGAATTTGAAAGAGTCTTTGGAGCTGGAAATGCTGAAAAGGCTATGAAATCTTTTCTTGAAGCTGAACGGAAGAAGTGGGGCAATGAGATAATGAGATGGTCTACCAAAGAAGAAGCCTCTAATATGTTTCAGGTAATGCCTAGAATGATCTTAGGTGGTCTATTATTCAATGCTCACTCATTTTATGAGATATATGCTCACGATATGGAAGCTAGTGTTCATGACATATTACCACATTTTCTTATAGGAGCATACTTACAGAGACATAATAACCCGTCTAAGTTTGATTTAGACTCCAATAAGATGAATAGAATAAGGGAGAACTTATATGTACTTGGATTTGAGCCAAGACAGTTAACGGAATTTCCTTCTTTTGCGGCAGAAGAGAATCAATTTAGAAATTTACTTCATCAGAAGAAGTTTCAAGACGACTTTGTTCCTTTTGTAGAAAGTCTTGAAGTCATATCAGATAGCAATGAAGTAGTCTCTCGAAAATTATCCCCACGTGAGATTAGTATTGCAACAGAAACTACACAAGACCCGTATTTTGATCAGATATATGATCTTTTAAGAGGGCAAAGGGAAAAGATAAAGCCTAAAGATGCTATATCTGTCAAGGTAAAGGATCAAATAGTAAAAGCGTTTAAGAAGATTCAGCCTGATATAAAAACACCGGGAGATTTTGAGATGGCTAAAGACAAAGCTTCTTTAGCTATGACTGAAAGTTTTGAAAATAATTTCCCATCTATGGTTAGAAAGTTTGCAGAAAATGCAGAACTAAAAATAACCACAAAGACAGGCAGAGAAGATGATATAATTAGAGCTCCTGAACTGATAGGTATTGATGCAGAGTTAAATAGGAAAGCTAGGGATGGAGAATTGTCATGGTTAGTTGAGGCAGATGGGGTAACACCAAGAACTGGTGCAGATGCTGAATCTCATTTAAAGAACAAGATTGACGGTGCAAATGCTATAATTCATATGAGTAACTTTATAAATAAGTTGAAGTTTAACTCTAAGGATCAAGGCAATACTGTAACCGTAAAAGAAGAATCTACTTTAAGAAATTTATATGAGACTGTAAATAATAGTGAAAGAAATGTAAATGATCTGTTCGAGAATAAGGCATATCATGTAAAAGATTTTTCATACTCTGATAATTTCAGAGACTATGCTAGGGTAATGGGTCAAAATTATGCATTGAGAGTATCAAGAGGAGTAATTGATATCTTCAAACCTGAGTTTAAAGGACGTGACAATGTTGCGGCATACTTAAGAAAAGGTGGTGTATTAGATCAACCTGCCGGGGTTGGTGAGCATTTTATTATTAAGAGTGTAGATAAAATAAGAATAGAGAATGCTAAAAATGAGGAAGAAGCAGCTGAATTAAAGAGGTTCTTAGGAAGAGTATTGTCATTACAATCTGTTGTAGGCAACTATAGAGTAACTGAAGCAACTACTTCTGTTGATGCCTCGGAAGTAACAGCATTAAGAAATAGACTGAAAACATATGGGTATGATGAGTCTAGACTTCCTAGCTGGCTACATAGTCATATAATGGATGTGTCCTTTAGAGAGAAAATAAAAGGAACAAACTTAGTTTTATCTGAAGTTGACTCTATAATGAAATTATCAGCTCTTGGATTTGCTGATGTAGGCGTAGAGGTTGGTAAAAAGGCTTCTGGTTTCTCTGTAAGATTTATTGATGAGGGTATGGTTCCTAGAGGATTAGGTGATGTAGATGGAGGGATAAAGGAGTATAATAGAACTGTACGGGATATTATAGATAAAAGTAACGGTCTTATTACAGAGCATCGTGATAAAGTAATATTAACTGATGCTGATACAGTCCAACTTATGAGAGATGCTCTACCTAGATATGCTGAGGATAGTGCAGTAGCTCCAGCAACTCAGAAACTAGCTGAGTTTTTAGATTTAGTAGGTCAAAAACCTGGTACTGAAAAGTTCAGAAATACTTTAGGAAAATTTATAGAAGATGGTGGTGTAATAGGGCAGACTAGAGCTTTATTATGGTTACAACAAGCTGGGTTATTAAAGAAAGATAAAACTGAAAGTAAATGGAATGTTGAATTAAAGAATTTTAATAGAGAAATACAGGATAGAATTATTCAAAAAGTCGCTGCCCATGGGGTATCTCCTTTATATGCTGAAAGATCATTTGAGACAAGAGAAAGAAATGCTAGCGACAGAAGAATAAGGGAATTTGGAGGCGACTATATATCTAGTATGACCTTACCAGAGTTTTTTAATAGGTATAGACTTCACAGTAATGATAATGATTACTCAAATAGAACAAAAGAAGAACAAGTTTTATTATTTAATAATCTTGCTCAGTTAGACCCAACTAATAGAGTATTGGCTCGTGGTTCCATGCAGAGGATTTTAAATGCAATACATTTTAGGCATAATGATGAGTGGCATTCATATTTAGATATGAGTCGATCTGCTGATAGGAGAGAAAGATCAATAGCTAGAGGAGAAGCTAGGGAAATACTTTGGCATTTAACTGGTTTGATATCTACTAGGAAAGGGCAGCGTGAAAAAGATTTAATATCATGGAGAAATGGAAAGTTTGTAAGAGATCATCAATATGTACAGCATTCAAGATTTGAAGCATTTTTTGATCTTTTAGATATACCATATAAGATACTCAATCCCTTTGCTCCTGTATATTTGTTTTCAGAAGATGGTAATAGTGTTCGTAGAACTGTTGTAAATATATTTGGGAAGACATCTAATTTAAGTAAGGAGAACCAAGAAAGAATACAGACAGTTCGTGACCAGTTTGAAAGATTAGCTGATGTTACTATTGAATTGCCTACTAAAGATGGATTGGTTAATGAAAATATACAAGGTGAAAATAGTGAACGTGGGTTTATGGCTATTAGATTGGCTCCAAATGTAGACCCTGTAATAGTAAATATTAAAGACGTTCAAAGAGTTAAAGAAAGATTTGATGAGTTTGCTAATGAATATTTAGCTGATGGTTCTGGTTTAGATAATGCTAGTAGACGAGTGATTGAAGATATACAGAGAAGTTTACAAAGAGCTGAAGATACAGGAGTTCCAGCTGTAAATATTGATTATGAGCAGGCAATAAGAAGGTTGATGATGAGAGATATGCTGACCGGCTCTGATGGTAATTCAACATTTGTAGAGTTTTTAAATGCGGATGGAGAAATTGATAAACTGTTTGGGCGAGCAAGGCTGTATAACACAAAGAATTTTATAAAAGTTGATAGGAATTTTATAGAAGATATAGCTGATGGATATGCTGTAGCAGCTGATTGGGATAGGGATACAAGAAGTGTATTAAGGCGAAGAGCTCAAAGAAATGGTTGGGGAGTAGCTATATGGAATGATGAAGCCGGTGCAAATTTGAGGCAAGAAGTAGAAAGATTAGTGAGAGATACTGGCGTCAATTGGAGCATGCAGAATAGCATAGGCAATGCACATGAAGAAGTTTCTTCATTTGATAGTATAGCTTTTGTTAGTAAGGAAACTTTAAGGTTTGGGCATATTGTAATGGGTCATGACCCCAGTTCAATGAATCCGTATAAGCCTGTTATATCTGCTGGTGGTGAAGGGTCTCAATTGCTACTCGGAAAAACATTGTTTGTTTATAGTTCTAATCTTGATCCTTTCTTTTCTAATAATAGAGGGGTAGATATATTATTGACAAGAACTGGGGCTAAAGCTGTTAATGGAGATACTGGAACTATGATAGATTCAAGTTGGGATAATTTGAATACTCATAGGATAGCGGATTCAGCTAATCAGATAAGAAATATATCTTTAGATAGTGTGGGTTTTAAACCTACTAGAGATGCTCCATTTACATCTGCTAAAGAATCTACGGCTGATGATAACTATAGAGACAATAAAGAATCAGCTGAGAAGTATGATAAAGAAATAAAGCCTTTTGTTGAAAAACATTTAACAAGCGCTAAAAAGGTTACAAGCGATCCTGTTTCTCTTAGGCAGTTTATATTAGATACATTTGGCGATGATGCTTTAACAATAAGTATGGATGGCTCAGAATCTATTGGGCATTTGAATGGATTGTTCTATTTTGCTTCTTTATCTAGAGATGCTAATGTTATGAGTTATAGTCCTAATATTGTTAAGAATAAGATTTTTGATAGATATATAGATACTATTATTAATAGAAGAAGGTCATTGACTGAACCATTTAGGTATGACGAGAATGAATCATCATCTGAAAGGTACGGAGGACAGTCTGTTCTTATACAAGCTCCATTTGCAGTAAAATATAGACAAACGAGACTAAGACCTACTCTTGCTGATGAAGGTGGAGTGAAAATGCGTGGTGAGGTTTTGCTTGGAGATCATGAACGGGCTTCATCTTTGGCTTCTTTACTTTCTGGTGGGCGTGAAATGCGCATAACATCAGATAAGTGGGGGAGGACAGTTATGACGCCAGAGGAATTTCTTACTGATTATTATGAGGCGAACACTGGTATTCGGATGACTGATAAACAAGCTAGGGATAATTGGAAAGCTCTGCTTGACGCAGATTTTGGATTAGGACATTTTTTTGATTTTATAGAGGGAGTTAATAGTGATTTCCCACATAAGAACTATCAAGTAGGTATTATAGTCAATAGGAAGCCTCGTACACGTCCAAATGATCTGGCTTTAATGAGTCTAGCTGGCTTCTTGCCGGATACATACGGGAACTCAATGATGATAAATAGTTGGGATGTTGTAAATGTTTTTGAAGGTGACTATGACGCTGATAAAGCAGATTATTTTTGGTCAAGTAATAAACATAATTATGACCATATATCTAGAACAGAACAACATTTTGTACAGGGCATTGACCCCACTAAGCTTATGGCTAGAAGTAAGTTTAATTGGAAACAAAATGCCGCTGCTGAACATGATATGGTAGAAGAGATGGCTGCTGATCTTGAAACATATAAAAGCGGTATTGGAAATGTCCAAAAGGTTGCTAGAAAGTTACAATTTATGGGGAGTTTAGGCAATCCAGAGGGTAAAGGTATTAAAGGTGATGAGTATACAGAGAAAACAAAAACAATATATAACGGGCCTAAAGGTAGTTATAAAATCGTTGTAGACTTTGATGAAACTGATTTTTATCAGAGGTCTGCTCTTGAAACACAGTATATAATTGATGGTAAGGGTAGATTGAATGGTCAGATAGCTGATGATATAATGACTTGGGGTGACAGATTTTTATTCCCAACACGGGAAGAGTCTTTTACTGCAGCTAACTTGAATGCTAGCTTTAGTAATCAAATTAGCAGAAGCGGCAGGAATGCAAATGATCAAAGGGTTAGGATTTTTAGAAGATTAGATAAAAATGATGCTGGGGAATATAAAGAAAGACAAGATTTAAGCCATTTGGATAAAACAATTTTACGACAGATACTAAGTGAATATGGTAAGTTGTTAAATGTAGCCGGTGATAAAATGTTTGAGAATACTGGAGAAAAAAGTAAAGTAAATTATGAAGATGTTATTGATGGAACAGAAAGATTTGTTTTGTTTAACAGAGATATAAGAAACTCTTTGTATTATAGACTTAGAAATCAGAGACAGAGTTATCGTCAAGATAGGGCAGATTTAGCTACTATATATAAAAAGAGATGGCGAGATGATCCAGAGTTTAAAGCTCTTTTTGGAGTAAAAGAGAAACAAGCGTTTAAAGGTAAAGGTAAAAAGAAACAAAGGTTTACATATTCTACAGCAACAAATAAAGATATGTTTGATGCTACTGTAGATGGCAATGCTAAATCATTTGGAGAAGGAACTAGAGGGTCTCCAATAGAAAGAATACTTTATAGAGTATATGATTCTAATCTTTTTGATGAAACTAGGCATGCTAATATAACTGGAGAGCCTAAAAGACTTATGGATGCTTGGTATAGTGAGCTTATTGGTGATATTAATATGACACCAGAACAGAGAAGTGCTAATGCTGATAGATTTACAGCAGGTGTGCAAAGAGCCACTTGGGATTTTAATAGAAAAGTTGATTTGATTACAAGCTTGAAGAAGAAGATTGGTCAGATTATGAGGAATAAGAACCAAAGCTGGAAAGTTAAGAATCTATCTATAGAAAAGTTAAATGATGTAATAAGAGGTATTGAGTCTGAATTAGGTAATCAGTTAAAAATTGTAGCTCCAGAATATGCAAAAACTAAAAAGTCAGCAGATTTAAAAAAGTTGACATATGTTAATGTTGATACAGAAAAGATGAGAAATGGTACTATATACTATTCTACTATGGAACAGCTTAAGAGAAGCTTACCATTTAACCCGGGAAGGACTTGGGGTTTATCGGCCGCTGGACAGAGAGATTTAAATTTTATAAAGAAGATTAGAAAGATTTTTTATGGCAACCAAGAACGTCTTGGTGATGTAATGAAGTGGGGTGGAAAGTCTTTATTAACTAATGCAGAGCAAGAGTATTTAAAAGATATACCAGATGTAAGTACATTTTATGAGATTGAAGGGCAGTTATTGCAGCAGGGGGCTCAGAGGCATGGTAGAAGGTTTATATATGCATTTATGCAACCAGTAGAAAATAAAACACAGGTTGGAATATTTGAAGGCAGGCCTATAAATGTACCCTATGAAGCTTCTGATATGTATGATCCATCTAGTAGATATAGAAGGGGTATAAACTTTCTAACAAGAATGGCTCAGGGTAATCTTGAATATATGGAGACAGGTGATCAGAGAGGAGCTCAAGAAACTCTGTCTGTATTGCAGTTTACAGAGGCTCATTATAACAGATTTTTTAATAAGAGTTTTGACTTTAAAGATTTAGTTGCTGAGAACTTAGGGGATGTTGTTAGTATTGCTGGAGTGGCTGGTAAGCAGGTGCTTTATAATGACATGAGGCTTCCTAATTTCAATAAAGACTTTGAAAGTTCTTTTGTTGACTTTAGGTCTATAAAATGGACAAAGACGACAGACAGAATACGCAATGGTTTTTCTAATATAAATGATCATTTGCTTCGGTTTTATAATGACTTAATGCAAGCAGCTGGTAAAGAGGGGGATTTTCAAGACTATATAGTAAAGATGAATGAACTTGAGCAGCTGCAGATGGAAAATAATATTATTGACCCTATAAAATATTTAGATTTAAGAATGAATATGAGTGAACAAGTACGGCAGATAGCAGAAATAACATTACAGAAAGCATTAGGAGGTCAACTGGGAGATACAGAGTTGGCTGGTAAAATATTAGGTAATCCTGTATTTGCTTTAATGGGAGGCCAGGGATATTTTAAAGGAATAACACTAGAAAAAGACACTAAGTTTTCGTTAAAGAGATTGGAGCAGATGAAAGACTTATCTGATGTTGTACAAAAAGCAAAGACTGATATGCCTATAAAAGAAGCTGCTGAGAAAACTTTAAGCAAATTTGAAGAGGATTATGAAAGATTAGTTAGAGAAAGGGAGTGTGCTTTATGAGCAAAATAAATTGTGGTAATCTTAATCCCCATTATGGAGACTTGTTAAAAACCATAAGAGATTGGGCTGGTACTAAGAAAACAAGAAGCCAGCTTAGTGATCCATATGAAGCTGCTTTTAGGTTAGCTAAGAAATCTTTTATGAATGATTTTAATTATCTTATGTATGACTATAAGTCAGAGCGACTAACTGAGGGTAGTCTTAAAAGTTTTAAAGATTCACTAAAAGAACTCAATAATAGGATTGATAGCGGTACTTTAGATAGTGACTTTGCCAGTTTCTTTTATTTGTCAAAACTTAAACCAGCTTCAATGTATGGAAGACAAGAACCTGTTACTGCTAAGTACCTAGATGATATGCAAAAATCATCGTTTACATTTAGGAATAATGAGATAACTCATAGGAATCTTTTCAAAAAAATATTAAAGAGCTTAGAAGATGAAGGCAAACTTCAAGGTTTATCTGCTAGGTATGGATTAAAGAATGCTAAGAGGTATATACAGAAACTTGATAATGACCTTGCTAAAGCTATAAATGCAAAGGATGATGGTGAGATTTCTCGTATTAATGGAGAGATGAAAGACCTTGTTGATAAAACATACTTAAAAGTATTTGATGATTTTATAGATGTCATAGAAAAAAGAATGCCGGAAGCTGTTATGGCTAAATATAATAGTATTAAGAAGAAAGCTGATGAGGGTAATAAAAATTCTCAGAAATTAATAAGTAAATATGATGAAGGTATATCAATATTAAGGCTAAACAGAGATGAAATGGCTTCTTTAGTGAGGGATAAAGATGGTAAAGTATTAAGCTCTAATATGTATAAAGCATTAGCTGATTATAATGAAATGTCAGAAGGATTGTATAAGGTAATGCAGAATGGTACAAAAGCTACAATTAGTTCTATTGTTAATAGGCTGGAGATAACAGGAGATGTTGATTCATCCAGAAGGCTAAAAGAAATAGGGAAACGATTGGAAGCTAATTTAATGCCTAAGTATAAAGACGGTTTTTTTCCACATTATGTTAGAGATTTGAGTGCCCCTTTTATGGACACTATTATGCCGCATCTTGACGACTTAAATACGGCAACAAATCCATATGTGAAAACTAAGGGTCGTACAGTTACTGAAATACTAGACGGTTTAAATACGAGGGTAACTGAGCATACTAAAGGTAGAGCTGAAGAAGGTGATTATACATATAGTAGAAATTTCTTAAATGTTATGTCTAGTTATATATTTGATGTCAATAGATTTAATTATGCTGCCTTTATGGATAAACACTTTGTTGATGCTCTTGGTTCTGTTGAGTCTATATATAGGAAAAATGGCAACACCGGGGGATTTGCTCAAAATGTAGTGGACTATATACAAGATTTACATGGAGCGGCTAATGGGGATACTAATATTTCTCCCAAAACAAGGGCATTTATGAGGACTCTTCTAGGTTTTGAGTTTGTATCTAAGCTTGGAGTAAATCCTAGAGCTGCAGCTAGAAACTTTACTCAGAGACTACTTGACTATGTTGAGTGGGGCCCTGTTATGGTTAACAGGATGAATAAAGAATTAAAGACTATGCAATTTACTGATAAGACAGGTAAGAGTATTGATTCTGAATCTTACATACAGTCTGTGCTGAAAGATGCTGGTCTTTTGTTTGAGGAAGTGTCTCCAGAATTGCTAGAGAGTGGATTACGGGAGCCGGCTTCTTTGTTTAAAATGAGGAGATGGAATGAAGAGAAGAGCAAATTTGAGATCATAGAGAAGTCAGGTATAGAAAAAGGAGCTGAGGTAGTAAGTAGTATAGCGGCTAAATCATCTTGGTTGCATAGAAAGGCTGAGAACTCCAATAGACAGCATACTTTTAAAGTGGCATATGCTCAACTTCATAATTGGTTATCAGATAATCCAGCTTATAGAAAGCAAAAGGCTGATGAAGGTCAAACTCCAGACCAGATTAATAATAGAATAAGAACTGTAGCTGAGAACTATGCAAAAAGTATGGTTATATTAAATCATTTTGATTATGCTGACTATGCAAAGTCTAAAGCTCTTAGGCATCCTATAGGTCGGTTTTTAGGTCAGTTTCAACATTATACATTTGAGTTTTTTGAAAGGAATATAAGAATAGCTAAAGAAGCAAAGGGTGATATTCTTATGGGTAAACTTATGCCAGGTAGTGATGCTAGAGGTTTACAGAAAGCATATAGGATGGCTATTGCTTACTTTATGGCTCCAATGGTAGCAGCTTACTTAACTGGTGTAAACTGGTCAAATATAATTGAACATGATTCATGGGAGAGGCTTAAGCAGCTTTTTATTTTAATAACTGGTGATGATGAAGAAATTAAAGATGCCTTTTATGGCAAAGGCCCGATCATATCTACTTTTGGTGGTGCTATAACAAGTGATGTATTAGAGATTGGCCAGATGTTGGACTTAATCAATTTGGATGATCCGTCATATTTAACTATGATTACAGGATTAGAAAAGTATGATGATGACACTTCTACTGATGTAGGTAGAAAGATTGGATTATTGAATACATTTGCTGGTAGAGCATGGGACAGATATTTACCTGAGGTTAGAAAAGGTCGTATTGGGTGGGCAGCTCAGTCAGAGTTGGGATTCTATCCAACAAAAAGAGCTAGACAAGCTCAGAAAAAAGAGAAACCTAAAGCAAGAGCCGTACCTTATGAAATTGAGAAAGCACTAAGCCTATTAACTTAAATGCCAAGTTTATACGAAACATTTAGTGGAGGATTAACTCCAAAAGAGCACCGGGAGCAGACGAGACTTGAGGCAGCTCAAAGAAGAACTGCTAATAGAGCTATGCGACCAAGAGAAAGGCTACATAGGTCTTTAGATTGGATAGGATCAATAGAGTCTCCTGTTTCCCCAGCAGCTGATATAGTAAATGCAGGTTTATATGCTGTAGAGGGTGATAAAAGTAAGTCATTATGGTCTTTGTTATACGCTGCTCCACTTATTGGTGGTTTTGTAAAACAAGGTAGAAGGCTTAACAGTACACAACTACTATCAAGAGCTACTGATACATTTAGAATGATAAAAGCAAGAGCATCAAATTTAGACGATCCAACTATATATAATAATCTGTTAAAGATTGAAAAAAGTATAAATGATTTTTATGGTAAAAGAGCTAGAATGGCAGCTGCTGGAAAAGGAGGGGGTAAAAAAGGTAATCCTATTCCTAAAGCTGAAACTAAATTTGCAGGCGAACTTGAGAAAGCAACCGAAAATGCTGTAAAGAGTGATGCAGGATTAACTGATATGTTTAAAAGGAATGTAGATGAAACAACTCGTATGAATAGACCAGTGCCTACAGGGCCAACTAGACAAAGTAAAACTCAAGAGTTGGTTAATGAAGAAAAACAAAGAAGAGCTGTTGAAAGTTTAATGGGGCTGGGAAGAGGTAAAGGTAAATTATAAAAGATAGCAGCCGGGGTTGATTAGTCCCCAGCTACTACCCTCTTCTATTAGCAAGGAGTACTATGCTAAATAATTGTCATCTTCATCTTTATTCATATATCTTATTGCTATATCTATTACTTTTCTTAGTTCGATAAGAATATTAAGTACCATTTTCTCTTTGTTAGGCACATTGTGTTTATCGAATATTTCCATCATTCGTAAATTACTTTTTAATGTTTCTTTTAATAGTTCGTATTCTTCATTCATTGTCGGCTCCTAACATTCTTCATGATAACCATACATTGTTATTAGTATGGAATCTGCGTTCCATAACGTAGCTTTCCCATTTATAAAATCACCTGCTATCTCTTTTATTTTTCGTTTTCTATCTATTTTTTCTCTAGGAAATTTTATGCCTAATTTATCTTGCCAATAGTTCATCCATTTCTGTGGTGATACTTCTACTAATTTATGAACATTAGTATTTGACTCTAATATACCTAGCCACGCCCCATAATTGACTCCAAATTTGAATAAAGAGCTTCGACCGTCATGAGGCATAGCGTGTACTTTTTCTATGTAAGCGCATGTTTCTACATTTTTACGTAATCCGTCTTGCAATACAAGAACTCTGTCCTTTACATCAACTGGGCATTTATA